GGGCAGGAGGGGCAAGAATTCCGACGCAATGGTAGAGCGTCTCCCCTCGATTTGTTCATTCGAGGATAAAGAAAAGCTCGCCGAGGCCCTGATGGGCCTCCTTGCGTACTTGGGCAACTATGGGTTTGATTCCCGTGCCTTTCATTCGGAACGGACACTTGCACACTGGCAACTATGCTCAGCTATGTGCGGGTGGATGAAGTTTTTGAAGTACAAGTATGCTGCCTTCTTTGCGTGGCACTTAGGAACGAGGGTTCCGAAATGTCCGTATGAAGTTCCAGATCACCCCTCCATGTTACTCGGGAGTACGGGTGGTCGCTTTGTACGACGTGTGTTACGCGGTTCTCACGCGCGAGAGTTCGCCGTGGGTGTATTGTACTTGAAGAAGTGTATGCCGAGAGCGTCAGAATCGATGCTCGCTGACGCCATTCTCAAGACAAAGAAGGTCCTCACCACTCGACAGATCCCTCCTCAGTCAACCACCCCCTACAAGGGACGCACTGTCACGATCGACGACATTCAACAGCAGGTCAAGAGGACCTGTGTCGAGATCGTGCGTGTTACCAAGGCACGGGGTAAGTTCACTGAGTCTGTCCTCCACAAGCCTTATGCACCTTCTGTTCATGCTTCCTACACCTCTACTCGTTCTCGTCTCGGTACTTTCGGCGATCTCATCGCCGGCGGTTACCTTGGAGAGATTAAGTATGATGACGAGATCCTGCCCCTGGACGACCCTGTCCCCAAAGGCAGACGGACCATTAATACCGACTTCGGTCGTCAGGTCCTTGATCCCTTCCGTGGTGTTGAAGAATATGTTGGTGCTGTGGAGATTGTTTCTGGTGAGGAGGAGGTTAGGTGTTCCTCGGGAGAGGAGTTGAGAGTTTTGGAAAGTCTCGATGAGGAGCTTGTTGTTCGCCCCGAATGGGGTGACTCCTTCAAGTCCTACTATGCGTCCATCTATGAACGCGTAAGAGAGTCAGAGAAAGATCAGAAATTCGATGTGAAACTTGTGGCCCTGGCCGAGTCCCTGAAGATCCGTGTGATCAGTAAGGGCCCGGGGTTCAAGTATTTCCTTCTTAAACCGCTTCAGAAATTCTTATCCAAGATGCTTGGAAAGATGCGGTGTTTCCGATTGACTCGCGAGACTGTGTCAGAGGCCTATCTTGATGAGATGTTCTCCAAGGTAGACGGCTTGTTTCATTCCCTCGATTATGAGGGGGCGACCGACAACGCAAATCCTCTGTGTTCTAAGGCTGCTTGTGAGAGTTTAAGTGAGTTGTTGGAGTTGGCGGAAGATATCGCACAGGCGTTTCTTCTTTCTCTGGTCGGCCATACCATTGATGGTGCCGAACAGGTCTGGGGCCAACTCATGGGTTCTGTGACGTCGTTCGTAATTTTGTGCATTTTGAACGCTGCTATTATCCGCTTCAGCTTTGAGCTGTCGGAGAAGCGTTCCGTTTCTTTGGAGGAGTGTCCTATGTCCGTTAATGGAGATGATGGTCTCGTCCGTGCCTCCGCAGCTTTCCTTCCCATTTGGGAGGATGTGGCCGCGGTAGCCGGTTTGAAGCCCTCCATTGGAAAAGTGTACACACATCCTTCTTATGCCAATATTAACTCGACGTCCTACGAGTTTCTCGATGGTCACTTCCACTTGATTCCCTATGTGAATATGGGTCTCTTGTATGGTTTCCAGCGCTCCTCGGTAGGGCTCTCTCCAACAATGGCGGCTGATTCGTGGGATGAGCGATCAGGGTCCCTCGGGGCCCGTGTTCGCGCACTCAACGATTTCTGTCCGCCCCGGCTTCGTGAGCATGTTCATCGTGCTTTCATTGCTCGTCATTCTTCACTTCTCACAGGGATCCTTTCGGGTACTGAATGGTACGTTCCTGAGGAGTTCGGCGGTCTTGGTTTCCCAACCATTTACCGTCACCCCTCAGATGTTCCTGACTGGTCTGGCGATGTCGATGACCTTCCTTTGGTCTTCGGCATGCGCCCCTGGCAGGTTGCGGCTGTTTCTTGGCTTGCAAACCATCCGAATGCGAACTTCACTCGACGAATCCCAAAAGAGGCTCCCGTGCGCGCACGGGCTGCCTGGTCTTCGTCGATTCCCTATCGGTCCTCACGGACCCGCTCATTCCGCGTAGGCGAAAAGTCGGAGCGTCTCCTTGACGTTTCCGCCTACTACGTGGCTCCTACTCTTGTTCGGGCGGAACTTTCCGCCGATCCCCTTCGTCAATTGAAGGCGAACATCCGTGCTTGGGGGCGATTGCGTCGACGTTTCGACCGCGATCCGGCCACAGTCCATCATTGTGGCACCCCATCAGATTTTGTTTCAAACCTCTTCTCCCCACTTAATTGTAGCTGCGCCATCGGCGTTCTGACTCGTGAGCACACGGTCCAGCAAGGGAGGGAGGTCATGTCTGATGTCTTTGACCGTTTTTGAAACGGTAGTGAAATGGGTGAGTGGACTCGGACGAGTCG